AACGTAACATCACCCGCTGATGTGGTAGATCTAATCGGCGTTATGTCATTGAAGCTATTACCCTCAACTACATAGAACTTTAGATTTGTTCCAAGCCCGATATACCTGATGGATTCTAGTGATGCCCAATCATGTATTGACCGGCAAATACCTAAGAAAGATGTTTCAGAATATTTTACCCACCCACCGATCTTCTCTGGTCTGCCTTGTCTGAACCTGATTTTATCTGCGCTAAACCAGCCAGCATCAGCAGAATACTCTGTTCCCTCTTTATTTACACCTGGAGCAAATTTTATTTTAGTTAATGGCATTTCAGTGCTTATTGAAGATTACGGCTAAACATCTTCCCAAGCTTTACCTTCAAACAATAAAGCTTCTGCCTCTCTTCTCCTAACCAATCCATCTAATACTTTACCTCCAGCACGGTTCCAACGCTTTATTTGCTCTGGCACACCAGCAAAGTTATCTTCGTTTAGGACTTTGAGGAGTGTGCTTGATGACAATGCGCCCCAACCTAAGTTAAACGTCCAAGAAACCAACGCATCGAACTGGCTTTGATTAAGATCAACCTCAACCAATCTATTAACTGCAGCCTCGAAAGATTCCAAATCTTCCTTCAAATACTCTTCCGCTTGCTCTGATGTGCAAGTATCTCCGTCTTTTACATCTTTGGTATGACCATAACCTATCGTTGGAACGCCACCAGCACAGATATAAGAGGACAGCTCGCAACCCTCAAACTTTTTAATCAGGGCTATACCTTCTTCGCTAGTCTTCATATTATTTTTGTCCTTCCACCATCTCGATAAGCATCTGGTAAATAATCTAATTTGCCGCCTTCCTTAAATCGTTGCGTTGCCTCCTCTGGGCCTTTTTCCATAAGATCTCTATAAAACGGAGAAACCCTAGCATTTTTTACTTCATCTCTAAAAACATACATCATGCTTTTTAAACTGTTTTCTTTTAAAAGATTCTCTATTGCATCAACCACATATTTCTCTTCTTGATCAAAGCTGGCATTGTAATAATTAGTCATCCTATCTTTTGCTTCTTGTGTTCCATCAATCCTTCTATCTTCAAAAGAATAAGCAAAATCTGAAAGAGATCTTAAATTATCTCTAAGCTCTTTATAGTTTTGCGATGCCATTAAATCTTGAACTCTATTGACCATCTCTGGGCCATCGAGATCCATTAAATGACGATACTCATGAGCAAAAAGAGGAGCTGTCGCATTTACTGCTTCTACAGCAGACACTGTGTTTGGCTCAAACTCGTACTGAAAATCTTTGTATGTTCTATAGGCAGACTCAGGGCCTGGATTAGAGATGCCTTTAAGCGTCAAACCAAGAGGGCCAACTCCTGCTTCTGGGGGAAGTGACTTCAGCCTAGCTCTAGTGGGATCAATTTGAACGCCCTCCGGCATATATCTTTGAACCTCTGCAGCAAACTCCTGATCGCCAAGTTGCATTCCCGCCAAAAACTGTCCTTGCTGCTCTTCAGTCATATCAGACGTAATACGAGTAAATAGCTTTTTTGCCTCTGGGGAAATTTTTTCCATGTACTCTTCTAAAGCAGGATTCATACTACTTACCTACCCCTTTGATTCTTTCTACAGAGCGAGCGCCACCCAAACCAAGCATACCCAACAGAAGAGGCATCATAACCCCTGCATCTGCCTGTGGAATATCAAGGCCAAATCCCGCTGCAATAGGAGATATAAGAAAGTTAACCATCAAGCCAAGCACACAAGTATATCCAGCTAATGGTCTCCAGCTAGACTGAAACCAGTTGCCTTTTGCATCCAACTTATTTATTTCTATCTGACCCTTAGCAAGCTCTTGTGCATGACGCTCAGCCATAGTGGCAATCTCATGCGCCAAGGCATTCTTCTGATCTTTATCCTCTATTACTTTATCTAGGATCTTAGTAGCAGGCTCGATCAAAGAAGTTAGTATGCTCATTACGATCCTTTCTTCCATTTCTTAGATGGAGACTTTGTTTTACTGGGACTCCATTTAACTTTGTTTGCCCAATAGGCAGCAGACATTTTTCCCTTCTTAATATTCTTGGCGTGGCGAGATTTAAACGCCTTCCTCTGCCCAGCGGTTTGATTAGTCTTTACACCCTGTTGACCAAACCTAATTGTTTTTACTTTGTCGCCTTCTTTAGCGACAACGATATGAGACTTCTTGGGATGATTAGGAGTTCTCTTTGGTTTATTAAAACCAGATACACCAGCTCTAGCTAATCTTGGATCTTTTTTACTAGCCATTACTGCCTCTTACTCATATAAGCCGTTGCCCCAAAATATAAGCCTACTATTGATGCCTGACTCAAAAACAACATATCACTTATGCTCGCTAACGTATCAAGTCGATCAGATGGGACAAAAGGAATAACAGGCAAAACAGCGAAAACGCACATACTCCCAATAGCAACCCAGGCCATTCTTCTTTGCGAGTCTGCTTTTTCTTCTTGAAGTTCAAGTTGTAACATCTCCTGATGACGCGATATTTCTTGATCGCTAACTACTCCATCACCATCTGCATCATACTCTGCGTATCTAGACTTTGGCTCCAGCTTTTTTGCATTCATACGGTCACCAAAATATTCTGACCAGTGGCCTTTGGTGTGGTGTAACTAAAAGACCCGTTTTTGTAGGTATATACCTTAGAATCATAATAAGTAGTAACAACTTCGCTTTTGCGATTAGTCTCTCTAACTTGTAACCTTTCCATCTCTATCTTTTGTATCTGATGCTTAGCATTCGGCGGTTGGGCTTGAACGCTATTTGGAAATGGCGGTATGTCAGTCATCTTCTTTCTTCTTCCTAGCGGGATCTCTAAATATGTATTTGGTTCCAGCTTCGCTTTGAGGGATTACTCGCACCTCACAATACCCGTCAAACTTTGTTGTCTTACTACGCATCCAGTTATGTTGATGAACAGACTGGTGAACTAGGGCATCACGATATTCCAGGCATGAAGTTAGCTCTTGAAAATAAAGCTCAAGTCCTGTTGGAACACCGCCAGGAGTCAGCAATACCAAAACAAAGATCATTAAGGTCATAATCTACGCTTCTTTGTGATAGCCTGTACTCGCTCTGCTTGCGGAGCAACCAGCTCCCAAGTAAGCATTTCTACATCAACCTGATGAGCTGTCCCTAATACTCTTGGCATAGTATTTCTGACGTAAATCATCGCGCCATATCCGCACTGTTGATGATTAAACTTCAACCATTCCATAGCAACCTGATGGCGTTTTGCGGGAGGTTGAACTAACTGTAAGTTATTCCACTCTCTCAGATCACAAAACAGATTCGGGTCTTCGGGATCGTAATCTAATCTT